GGATGCGGTGCTCATGTTCCTGCGATGCGAGACCCAATGGCGCACGATGAGCAGTGGCGTGATGGGGATGGACTATGGCGTGGTGCTACAGCTGATGGATCTTTACGCTGTGGATAACAGGCGCCAAGTGCTTGAGGATTTGCAAATTATGGAATGCCATGCCAAGCAATTGATTAACGAACAAGCAATCAAAGCAGCAAAGGCTGCTGGCAAACCGGTTAAGAGGAAAGGCTGATGGCATTCAATATGGATGCAGTCTTGCGCATCGTTGCAAAGGTTGATGGCGATAACGCATTACAGAAGCTAGGAAGCGACCTGGTTGGGGTTGGCCAAAAAGCAGGCCAGACGCTTTCTCCGTTTGGCCAAATGAACAGTGCTCTTAGGGGGATTGCAAATGTTGCAGCAACAATTGGCCTGGTAACAATAGGACGCGATCTATTGCAATCAGGCATTGAAGCCCAAGCAGCATCAATTCGCATTAACGCTCTAGCCAAGAGTTTTGGTGAAGTAGAAGCAGTGACGGAAGTGGCCGCACGTGCTGCCCAGCAGTTTGCATTGGGAAATGTAGAGGCACAAAATGCCGTAACTGATCTCTATGGCAGGTTGCGTCCAATGGGCGTGAGTCTAAAAGATATTGAGACGGTGTTCTTTGGCGTAAACAAAGCCGCCAAGCAGGTTGGGCTTTCTAGTTATGACACCAGCGAAGTTCTACTGCAGCTGAGCCAGGCGCTGGGATCTGGTGCATTGCAAGGCGATGAGTTGAGATCAATCATGGAGCGAATGCCAGCCGTTGGCCAAGCTGTAGCCAAAGTTATGGGCGTGTCGGCATCAGAAGTCAAAAAGCTAGGCAGCGAAGGGATGATTACAACTGATGTGATGATCCGCGCTGCGGCTGAACTCAACAAGATTGTGCCGCCGCCACCAACGCCCATGCAAGAGTTTGAGAAGGCATTGAAAGATTTACGTACTGAGCTGGGCGAGAATCTACTGCCAATCCTTACGCCTTTTATAAAAGGGTTGACTGCTTTAATACAAGCATTTGCTGGCTTGCCAGAGCCAGTTCAGACAACCGTTATTGCATTGGGCGCACTTGCAATTGCAGCTGGTCCCATTGCGAGCGTAATTACTGGTATTGGTAAGGCGTTGATTATAGTTGGCGGAATTGCCAGCAGCATGGGAGTGATATGGGCTGGGTTTCAGACTGTATTTATCGTGGCCATGCAAGGCATTTTGTCTTGGGTGGGCAGCACTTTAATTCCTGGGCTACTGGCATTCTTCACAGGACCTGTTGGCTGGACTGTACTGGCAGTTGCCGCCGTGGTGGCAATGGCAATTGCATTTAGAGAGCCAATCATGAACTTCTTCTCTTGGCTGGGTGGTGCCATTGCTGATGGCTTGCAAGCCCTGTGGCAATGGGGAGAGCCGATCAGGAACTTCTGGGCTGGTGCCTGGACGGCTGTTGAAGACGTAGTGACAGGATTTTTTGACTGGCTGGGTGGTGCAGTAGAAGATGGCCTGCAAGCCCTATGGCAATGGGGTGCACCGATCAGAGATTTTTGGAAGAATGCGTGGAATGCCGTGAAAGGCATTGCTGTTGATTACTTTAAGTTTTTGGGTGGTGTTGTGCAGTGGGGGATGCAAGCAGCTTTAGCGGTTGCCTATCAGGTTTTTGTTACCCCTTGGGTCAAGATTTGGGAGAATGTATTGCGTAGCCCAGTCAACGCTGCACTGGCATGGATTCGCAATGAATGGCAGAAGATTAGCCAGTTCCTTAGCGGCATAATGGATAAGACTATGGGCCTTGTCCGCAAGACATGGAGCGGAATCACATCGTTCTTTGACGCCAGTGTTGTGGCACCAATACGGCAGGCATGGAATGGTCTGACAAGCGTCCTGTCAACGGCAATGCAAACAGCAATCAGCGCAATTCAAGGTATTTGGGGGCGAATTAGCCAGTCATTTGTTCAATATGTGACCACACCAATAGGCAATGCATGGAATGCGCTGATACAGCTATTTCCCAATGCGATGGTGAAAGCGTCTGAGATTGTACGAAGCGCATGGACTGGAATGGTTGAAGGGGTAAAGGGAGTCGTGCGTGGACTGTTGCAGTATGTAGTGGGAGCAATCAATGGCGTGATTGGAATGATCAATAAGCTGATCAGTGCATTTAATAGGCTGCCAGGTCCTGATATCGGATTGATTGGCACGATCAGTGTTCCAGCCTTTGCAACAGGTGGCATTGTCAATCGCCCAACACTTGCCATGGTGGGCGAAGAAGAGCGTGAATATATTGTTCCCGAATCAAAGATGGCTGCGGCTTCAAGCCGTTTCCTAGGTGGTGCTAGGGGGGCAGCGGTTATCCCATCCAGCAGCGATAGCAGTGGAGGTAGTGCTCAGCAGCCTGTGGTCAACATCACTACCGGACCAGTAGTGGAGATGCAAGGACAGCGATACATCACTGTCGATGACCTGCAGCAGGCTGTGCAGCAGACCGCATCGCAGATCTACGCGACATTACGCACACCAGCTGGTCGTCGCGCTATTGGAGTGGCGTAATGGCAAGTACAGCAGTCTCTCAGTATTTACGCATTTACTCGGGCGCAACTGATTATCAGAGGTGGCAAAGCTACTACGTCAACCAGACCATTACATGGCAAAGTAAAAGCTGGACATTTCAACCATTCAGCGTTGACGGGATTATTGCTGGTGATGTAAGTGCTGAAGGCAGCTTGATAGTCGGTTTGCCGTCAACCAGTATTACCTTTGCAGCAATTCGCGCTGCATTGCGTTTTGGGTATCTTATCCAAGTGGATCAATACGAGTTTGATCCGCAGCAAGGAAATGATAGCCCCCAGGAACAGCAGCAGTTGGTCGCATCGTATGTCGGTGAGGTGATTAGCGTGAGAGGGCGGCTGACCTGGCTGGAAATGGAGCTGGGTTCAACACTGGCGCCAATTGGGATTCAAGTCCCTCCTCGAACGATGACATCTCAGTTGATTGGGACCCCTTGCCAGCTATGACAGGCATCTCAGTACGTGTTGAAACTATTGGATTGACTGGAAGTCCAATCACTTCTAGCAGTCAAATCAGTACACCTAACTTTCAAGGTCGAGCAAAAAGCGGTAGTGATCCGCTTGATGCCCCACAGCGTGCAGCTAGGATTGGTGATCCTGTGCCGATTGTATTTGGCAAAAGGGTTGGGAATGCTGGAGGTGTGCTGATTAGCCCTGCAGCAACTGAAGCTCGATTTGAAGCACTAGCCGGGCCGTCCACAAGAGCAAGGTATCACTTTGTTTTATCAGAAGGACAGATTGACTCAATTCAAGTCCGAGATGTATTTCAACAAAGCTGTCGAGTAGGGACGTTCACGCAAGCATACAACAGACGTGCTGGTGATTGGGCTCCAGGTAATGTAGGAGTAGATGAAGCGCCGATCTTTTGCGGCAGTGGTGTTGGAGCGTATAACGAGCTTACGACTGGCAGCTTTACCATTACCCTGCCTAAGGCGGTCACGCAGTGGAATCGCCAGGTCCATGCTTTTATACGTGGAGGGATGCATGTATATCGATTGATAGAGGGAACCGAAGGGGCGAGCAACAACATTGCTGACCTTGTGCTTTGGTTGCTGCGAAAAACATCCCGGGTGCCGGAGTCGCTTATTGACTTTGATGCGCTGCTTGTAGCAGCTAGGTTTACCAATGCAAATGGGTTGTGGTGCAATACGGAAATCAAGGACCCTTCAAATCTTGCTGATTGGTATGCGCAAAATCTAGGCTATTTTTTGCTGCGTGAATCAAGGAGCAATGGCAAGCGGGGCTTGCGCCCACTGTTGCCACAGAACATTGATGGAACAATTAGCACGTCAGCAGTTCCATGGGTTTTTACTTTTACAGAAGATCATGTACTGCCAAACAGCTTAGAGATAAGCTACAGCAGCAGAGTTGAGCGATTGCCCTTCTGCGTGCGAGTTGTTTGGCGGCAACAGCCAGAGGATGCACTTGGCTTGGCGAGAACTGCAGAAGTGCGCTATGGGCAAAGCGCTTTAGATGGTCCATTCGAGCAACATGACTTGTCTGCGTTCTGCACGACTGAGGCACATGCCATAAAAGTTGGCGCTTACATCCTGGCAAGAAGAAGGTATATTGATCACCGCTTAGTGTGCAGTTTGCGACCGGACGCTTACAATGCAACCTTGTCGCCTGGTGATGTCGTTAGGGTCAGGCTTAATCAAACTCCATCCGTTGGCCAAGCAACTATCCACGACTATTTATATGAGGTTGATCGGATTGGCCGTTCGATAACTGGTGAAACGCAGCTGGAGTTGACGCATTTCCCAGTTGATAGTGAAGGAAGAAGTCTTGTTGCCCTAGATGTTGACAGAATTACCGGCAATGGCATTTTGCTGCCAACAGGTCGAGCCAGTGTTAGCTGTGACATCAATTCAGATGACGATGACTCAGTAACACCTGATCCGGGTCCATGGGATGAATGGGATCCTATTGATCCAGATCCAGAGCTTTACGAGTATCCAGTTGATGACAGTGAATACTGGACCTTTGATCCAGAGACGGGGCAGTGGATTGAGGATGAACCGACGGGATGGGAATGGGATCCAGTGAATGAAGAATGGGTAGCTGATGATGACTTGCTGGGTTGGACGTGGGATGACGTTAATGAAGAGTGGGTAGCTGATAATGATCTGCTTGGTTGGACATGGGATCCAGTCAACGAGGAGTGGGTGGCTGATGATGACCTGCTTGGTTGGACATGGGATCCCGTAAATGAAGAATGGGTAGCCGATGATGACCTGCTCGGTTGGACATGGGATGACGTCAACGAGGAGTGGGTTGCTGATGATGACCTGCTCGGTTGGAGCTGGGATCCAGTGAATGAAGAGTGGGTAGCCGATGATAATTTGCTGGGCTGGAGCTGGGATCCAAATAATGAAGAGTGGGTAGCCGATAATGACCTGCTTGGTTGGAGCTGGGATTCAGTTAATGAAGAATGGGTGGCAGACAACGATCTGCTTGGTTGGAGCTGGGATGCCGTTAATCAGGAATGGGTGGCAGCTACCGACATCCCAGGGTGGACTTGGGATGCCGTTAATCAGGAGTGGGTACTAGATCCTGACTACCCTGATCCAGGGCCTCAACCAGGGCCTCAACCAGGCCCACAACCAGGGGCCAAGCCAGGGCCTCAACCAGGGGCCAAGCCAGGTTCTAAGCCAAGCAGCCAGCCAGTTGTGCAGCCAGGACTCGAGCCTGATGCAAAGCCAGAAAATCCATGGCCTGATGGAGTTGTTGATTTGGGAGATGGTTGGGGACCAGGTACGGCAGAACTGCAAAACTTGGAAACACTTCCTGAATTGGAAGAAGTGACTGCAGTAGTGACTATGAGCTCACCTCAAGTCACCTATCCAGAAGTCTGGTATGCCATCCTGCAGTCAAACTTTGCACAGGTAACCATTGAGGTTTCAGTTGATACCCCCCCAGTGGATACTGGATTAAGGCTTGCCTTGACTGATGGCTTCAGTGTGTTTAATGTTTTTATTCCGGCTGAAGAAACATCAGCACAGCTAGTCATAAACGCAAACGGCGACAGCGTAATTGCTCCAACGACGCGAGAGCTGTCAATTGTTAAGTGGTCTGGTGGTGGCTATCAGTCAGAAACAACCGAAGCACTTGATGTATCGGCTGTTGAGTCTTTCACAATCGATCCGTATGTAGGTGCGATTAGTTTGCTAGCACCGGGCTTGTGGGCTTATGTCGATGATGAGTGGCTTTGGGCTGGTGGCAGCCAACTTAATGATTTCACTTGGAATCAAGCTAACCAACAGTGGCAATGGACTGGAACCAATAGCAACTGGTCTTGGGATGAAACAGAACAGCGCTGGACTTATGCCGGTTCAGCCGTGACGGGTTGGTCATGGCAGGTTGCAGCACAGCGCTGGTTGCGCACAGCACCAGCTGCAGATGCTGCAGAGCGGCCAGATAACCCTCCAGCAGGCCCAGTGTCGCCGCTGCCTACTAATACACCACCAGAAGGGGATTATTTCACAGTTGTAGCTCAGGCTTCTGTAGATCAGCCTGCAATTCCAAATGCCGCAAACGACTTGACAATTGCCATTGTTGACACATCAGAAGATCTGGCTACTTCAACTGAGGTTGGTAATTTAACCATTGCAGCGGTTTCTATGACGTTTGGATCATGGCGCTGGAATCCGGCAACCAGCAGCTGGGAATATCCAACCCCACCAACTGACTGGATATGGACTGGCACAGCCTGGGAATGGCAGGGCACTGGTGCAGATGAATGGAGCTGGGATACAAGCAATGAAGAGTGGATAGGGCCAGAGGTTGGTACGCCTCCAAATGCTGGACCGCCGACGCAAAACAGCTCAACCTTCCCACCAGACGCGGAACGATGGACGTACAACGGAACAGTATGGAGTGGTAGTGCGCATGCCGATGGCGGAAGCGAGCCTGATTTCACAGGCTTGTTGGTAGGCAGACTGACGTATCACATGCCGGTCGATGCATAATGACTGCTAGCGTCAACAGGAAGATAACTGTTCCAGCTGCTTCACTTGGCGGGTATTCTGCACGGCAGCTTCCAGCTAATCTTGATTATACAGTAAATACCATTGAGCTAATAGACGAATATATCCTAATTAGACCAGACGGCGGAGTAGCGGATGGAAAGATACAGGCAGACAGCCAAGGATTTCCCTCTTTTGTGTCTTTAGTGGAAGGGACAGCTACCTACTCTTCTAACGGCGGCCCAGGTGGAGCTCCTGCTTTGCAAGCACTTCCCGATAACAATGTTGTAAGGTTGACCGGAAGATATCCATTTGAAGGAGCAGTTACCAAATACACGTCAAAACCGATTACGGATTTCACTTTGCAGCTTTATGTGCGACTTGGTGACACATATGTACGTGGACAGCGCGAGATGGGAATGTATTTGGATATCAATGCGGCAAGTGGTAAGCGAGTTGGGTTGTATGTGCAATTTGTCACAACAGGAAGCAACACCACGGGTACGGCTGATGTTGAGCTTGCGTTTTATCAAAGAGGAGTATCTACCTCTGTAATTTATGAAAGAGAGGGAAGGATTAGTACTCAGCCATCTCCAGCGTTTAACCCTGGGACTTGGCATCATATGCTTTTAAGCAGAGGTGGATCCACGCTGTACGCATTTTTAGATGGCCAGCTATTAGCTAGCCAAGCCTCCATCCTGGGCGATTTTACAATTGGCCAGACGCCAATCTCTAATTGGCTTGATTTGCAATTTGGTCAATACCAAGAGCGTGTTGCTGGTGGGCAGACTGTCGCAATTCATGGATTCAGATTTGACGATCAATGCTTGCATACGTCTAGCTTTACTCCGCCTACAAACCTATAAGTTAAGAACGTGAGCGCCTTTCCATCGCTAATTCCATCCTCTAGGGCTCTCACGCCAGGGCAGTATCTACACACGCCATTGCGTACCATGGGTGGTGATCAAACCCAAGTACGTCACTCCAATGCGCTCAATGGTTACCGGTTATCGCTAACCTTTGACTCGTTGACACATGTTCAGATGATCAGCTTTAGAACGCATTTTATTAGTGTGGCAGGGCTGTTCAAGACGTTTGAATTGCCTTCCGAGTTATGGACTGGCACCGTTGACCCAACTCTCAACGGATACAGCTGGCGGTATGTAAGCCGTCCAAAGGTAAACGACGTAGGCTGCGGACGCCATAACCTTTCTGTAGAGCTTGAGATGGTGCCAGAAGCTGCAACCGTTACTGTTTAGTCATGGCCGCATTTCCTGCTATTGAACCTAAAAACAGGTCATACGACCTGGCAGGTGATTTTCCAATGGTTGCCGAAGAGGCATGGCCGTCAGGATCAGTGAGATATGCCACTGGCCTAACGCCCTTCACTAATACTGGCCTGCAGCTGACTCTTGCATACGAGAATATATCAGATACTGATGCATTGTTATTGCTTGAACATTACAAGCTACAGCAGGGAGGCCTTATAGATTTTTTGCTTCCTGCTGTTATCTGGCAAGGCCATGCGTCTGATTTTGTGCCAAGTGGTACGAGATGGCGATATGTAGAACCGGTGCAGGTGGAAAGCCGAAAGGGCGCCCTAGCCAATGTCAGTGTGGTGCTTGAGGCAATGGCGTTTGATTATGGCGCTGTTTTACCTGAAACCAAATGGCGAATCAATGTAAGCATTGGCGCAGGTGTTGGGCTGCAGTCCTCTGTTGGTTTGTCATTGCAGGCTGGCGGCACAGCTTTTAGTGGTGCCACCCTGTCAGCAACTGCATCAGTATCTGGTGGCAGCGCAACAGGTGATGCCAATGTCGCAGGCATCACGATCATTGTCAATGCATCACTAAGCCCAGGCGCTGCAGCCGGTAATGCCAGTGCAACAGGGATGACAAGCACAGTTGCAGCATCAGTATCTGGTGGCGCTGCAACTGGTAGTTAGCCTGCCGTCAGAGTTCAGATTCACAGTGGCATCATTTATCTACAACTCCTGCCTTGAGGATCTTGCCAACAACAATATCGACTTTGGGGCGGACACCTTCAAGATGATGCTGGTGACCAGCTCCTATACCGCCGACAAGGACACGCACGATAAGCGCGATGACGTGACTAATGAGGTCACTGGTACTGGGTACACAAGTGGTGGCGCTGCCACGGCTTGCACCGTCACCAAGAACACAACCGATGACAGGGTGACTATGGCCTTTGCTGCCACCACTTGGTCATCGGCCACCATTACCGCTGCGGCGGCTGTGATTTACAAGTCACGTGGCGGTGCATCCAGTGCTGATGAGCTGGTGGCATATGTGGACTTTGGTGGCAATGTGAGTTCGACAACTGCTGACTTCACGGTTGGGTCTAGCACTATTACCTTGCAAAACTGATCCATGCATAGGGTGATCCTGTAGCCACTTGCCGTGTCGTGACACCCGAGCCACAGCTGCCATTGGTAGAGCGGCGCAAGTTCAGCCGTGTGCAGGTTCTCGAGGCTACCGCCGCAGCAGTTCTCACCGCAGCCATTATCGGCACCGCGGGCGGCGTCGGCTGGCTCGTGGTGCAACTCCCCAACCGCCTCCAGCAACTGGAGAGCAGCATCACCCGCATCCTTCAAAACCAGGATGCCTTCAGCGAAAAGTTTGGCCAGCTGGAAAAGCAGGTTCAAGAGCACGACCGCCGCATCATCCGCCTGGAGCTGAAATGAACCGCTTCATCAAGGGCCAGATTGACGCTTCCCTCTTCGTGCCAGTCCTGATCGGCCTGATCTACGCCGGCACCGGCGGCTGGAGTGCTGAACGATGGAATGGTGCGCTAGCCATCATGGGCATCGGCGCTGGCTTCAAGGCCGGGTACAACACGTACAACCCTGATTTGCGTTCCCCTCAACCCCGTGATGATCACGGGCGTTTCACTTGCCGTGAGGATTAGGTGGACGATCACCAGCACCGCAGAGGTACAGATCGCTGGAACATCTTCGACTTCGCCATCCCAGCCGGCGCCTTCTGCCTCCTCCTACTCAGCGCCACCTTCATCTGGCTCATCGGCTCCACCCTTGAAGAACAAAGCCGCATCCGCCACGAACACAGCCGCCTCCTCCAAAAAGTCGTAGATGCCTGCCGGAGGCCGCTGCAATGAATGTGCACTGGGGCTTGGATGACCTGCGCATCATCGGCGACATCATCGCCGGGAGCCTGTTGGCTGGTGCTCTCAGGCTGATCGTGATGAAGGCCTTCCTTGAACCGGTGGCGGCATACATCGGTCAACAGGCTTACCGCAGAGCAGACAAGGCCTTGGGTGACCGACTGCCTGATCTGCTGCCGATTGCTGAGCCATGACCAAGAACCCAATCCAATTCCTTGATCTGTTTCGCTATTACAAGGGTGCACCCCATCAAATTGCGGCTCTTCAGCAACTGGGCGAGCTAATCCCTGCCAGCCTGCTGCACCGGGAGAATGAATGGTTCCACACCTGGAGCCAAGCCGGGAAGCAGCCGGATCCTGACTGGCTGGCACCAGCGATGGCCATCATCAAAGAATGGGAGGGCCTGCGCCTCGAGGCCTACAAATGCCCGGCAGGGGTGTGGACCATCGGCTACGGAACCACCCGATACCCCGGCCCCAGTGGTGGCCCGGTGCGTAAAGACGATGTGATCACGGTGCAGCAAGCGGAGTCCTTCCTGCAGACCGCACTGTTTAATTTGTTTGCTCCTGGGGTGTTCCATCTGATCCCCAACAGCAAGAAGTGGAGTGGCAACCAGATCGCTGCGTTGGTCTCCTTTGCCTACAACGTGGGCCTGGCTGCACTGGAAGACTCAACCTTGCGCAAGCGGCTGAATGCCAACGAGGATCGGGTCAAGGTCGTTTCAGAGGAGCTGCCTCGGTGGAACAAAGCTGATGGCAAGGTGCTTGAGGGCCTGACGCGCAGGCGCAATGCAGAGGTGGCCCTGTTCGTGGGCAAGACCCTTCAGCAGCCTGTACCCATGCCTGCCAAGGTCACGCCTGATTCCCCCTTCTCCACCCGCCTGACGCCTCACATCCGCCTGGGTGAGTTCGCCCTGGATCAGGAAGCCCGCCGCTTCGACCATATTTATCAAGTCGAGACTGCGGCAGAACTAGCATCATTCTTGGAGCGTGCTCGAGCCGCATTTGGCAACAAGCCGGTGATTATCACCAGTGGCTACCGCAGTGCTGCTATCAACCGCTCCGTTGGTGGGGCATCAGGATCAGAGCACCTTTACAACGCACCGGGCATCGGCGCTGTTGATTGGTACATCAATGGCGTGGATGTCTACAAGCTTCAGGACTGGTGCATTAAGCACTGGCCATACAGCACCGGGCGAGGCGCACCCAAGGGATTCATACACACCGGAATCAGGAAAGGGCGGCCCAAAGTCGTATGGGATTATTGAACATGAGCCCAAGCCTTGCGAGTGACGATGTTATGAACCTGGCTAATGCTTATGCCGTATTCAGCGGCAAGCTTGCCACCGTTGCCGTGCCTAGAGCTGATCTTGCAATAACGCCTTCTGATCTCTCGCACGTCTGCGTCTGTTAAACGTGCCGCTCCATGGCGCTCACCAGATGCCTGCGTTCCGTGAAGAATGCGATCTGCCGAGTTTTCTTTTGCGGTGCCCCAGGTCAGGTTTTCAAGCCTTGGGTCACATCGATCGCCGTTTAGATGGCGGCATTGCTGCCCATTGGCAGGCGGACCGACAAAGGCAGTAAGGACAAGCAAATGCACTCGACACACTCTGCTTGATCCGTTTCGCACTAGGCAGACAGCTGGGTAACCGATGCGAGGGTCAATCGCCGGCTTAAGGATCATGGCCGGACGTTTCCAATGCCCACTGCCGCGTCGAATGAGACGACTTAAGCTCCTGACCCGCCCTTGATCTGAAACTTCATACAGCCCCTCGTAGCCGACGACGGGGCGCCATACTTCCTGCATCAGCTCATCCTCAGTGAGTTGGTCACGCTCCGGGGGCTGCAACCCGCCGGGGCACCCTCATCCTAAGGCGCCTGCATCCCCCTGCTGCGGCACATCATCCGCATGATCTCTATGGCCCGCTGCCCGCAGTAGCACCGCATTGCTACATCACGGCCTACCACCTGCCAGCAGGCTGATCCGCGTTCATCTTGCCCAACTGTGATGAATGGAAATACAGGCTGCGCAGACTGTTGCAGTAGCTGCTGCACCGCCATGGACCCCTCCAGCAGTTGGCTTACCCCAAAGCTCAGTCTCATCACCGAAGCGCAGATGGAACTGGATCGACGGGCGGCGGCCAGGATGACCAGGGAGCAGCTGTGTGCGCTGGTGGATGACCTAATCATCA